GCTGTACGGGTCCAGCGGCGCCGACTCGAACTGCCCGAACTTCGTCTCGGCGATCTCCGACTGCACCATCCGGTTGCGGCCGATCTCGATGCGGTTCTTGTTGCCCTCGGCGTCCTCTTCCGGGAAACCGACCGCCCACTTCTGCGGGAACGCCCCGAAGTCCTGGGTCATCAGCCGATCGGCGAGGGTCTTGTTGATGCGGTCCTGGACGCAGATGACGTCGGCGAGCTCGGACACCCCGCCGGTCAGCAGCCGCGGGTTGTTGGCGATCTCGACCAGCGGCACCGCGCCCAGCGGATTCCGGGCCGGCCACGGCTCGCCGCGGACCTCGCGTGGCTCCCAGCGGGGATCGGTCGCGCCGCCCAGGGCGGGCTTCGGGGCCTGGAACTTGTACACCTCACCCGGCAGGTACAGGGTGGCCATCTGCTTGCCGGTCCAGTCGTCCTGCCACACCTTCAGGCCCGCCGCGCGCCGCCGCCGGGCGCTGCCCGGCTCGTACTCGACGGTCGCCTGGGTCGGGTGCTCGGCGTAGATGACCGGCTGGTCGTCGTCGGCCGGCGGGGCGACCAGCAGGAACGAGCAGCCGCCGATCGCAGCCTCGAGCAGCACCTGGTCGGAGGCGGCGTCGAGGTTGTTCGCCTGCCAGATCTCCCAGGTGGGCATGTCCGCGGTCAGATCCGCGCCGATGGAGAAGCCCTCGACGCTCATCCGCTCGACCATGGCGTCGACGACCAGGCCCATGTAGTTGCTGTTCGACAACGACAGCAGCCGGGCGAACTCGTCGCGGGCCTGCTCCGGCAGCCACGGCAGCCGCGGTGGCCGGCCCCGGTAGTAGGCGTCGTAGAGCTCGAACGTCTCGCGCTGGTCCTTCAGGCGGTCGTAGAGCCGCTTCACCCACCACAGCGGCGAAAGGGCCTCGAGGGGCTGCGTCACCGGAACCCCTCTCTGCTCAGTAGCCGGAGGCCCGGCCGGTCACCCGGGTCAGCTGCTTCTTGCCGGCGCCACGACGCAGGTAGCCGTCCAGGCCGGTCGTCATGGCGGCGATGCCGTCGATGCGGGCCTGCGACTTGCCGCGGTGCGGCTTCACCAGCCGGTAGTTGTCCATGCCGTCGCCGGTCGTCTCGACCACCGAGGCCATCCAGCGAGTCACCGGGTCGCCGTTGTGCCGCATCCGGCCCGCCGCCTGGCCCGTCTCGGTCTTACCGAGCAGCCGCCACAGCTCCTTGATCGCCGGGGACTGGCCGACGTAGGTCTGCGCCACCGGCACCACCTGCACGCCGCCGCGCAGCTCCTCGTCGATCTCCTGGACCATCTGGCCGGCGAACATCCGGTCATAGCTGATCCGCTGCAGCTTCACCACCGCGGCGTCGGCCAGCGCGGCCTCACGGACCGCGGCGTAGTCGATGACGTTGCCCTCGGTCGCGGTCACGTGGCCCTCGGCGATCCACGCGCTCAGCGGTACCTGCAGCTTGCGTTCCAGGTCCTCGACGGAGTCCTCGGGGACGAAGTAGCGCCAGAGCATCTCCAGCTCGACGCCGTCGGCGGGGGAGTCCACGGCCAGCCACCACGCGGTGAGGTCGCTGACCGCCGACAGGTCGAAGCCGCCCCACGCCCGGCGACCCTTCAGCAGCGCCAGGTCGACGATGCCGCCGCAGGCATCCCACTGGTTCAGGTCGATAGCCCGCGCCGCGTCGCGCATACGCCGGTTCAGGTGCAGCCGGCAGAACGTCGGGAAGTAGGACGGGGTCGTGCGGGCCTTCTCGGCCTCTTTACGCAGGTACGAAACGCTCGGCGACGTACCCAGGCCAGGATTCGCCTTACGCCACGTCGACTCCGCGAACGGGTCGTCGGTGTCACCGGCCGCCCAGATCACACCGAAATGCGACGAGTCCCGCACCACCCGGTCGGCGACCTTACGGGTGTAAGAGTGCTTCTCGTCGTAGATCGTGCCCTCGGCCGCCTCGTCAGCGGTCGTCAGAAACACGATCAGCGGCTGCGTACGCGCGCCCGTACCCGTCTCGATCGCGTCAACCAGGTCGCGCCGCTTGTGGACGTGGATCTCGTCGATGACGCCACCGGAGACGTTCAGGCCGTGCGCCGCCTCCGCCACCTTCGACAGCACCCGGAAGACGCCGCCGAGCTTGTTGTCAGCGACCACGTCCGCCAGCGCCCGCACCCGGCGCCGCGCGTACGGCGAGGTGAGCAGCATCTTCTTCGCGTCGTCGAACACCCGGCGCGCCTGCATCTTGTCGCCGGCGGCCGCGTACACCTCGGCCCCGACCTCGCCGTCGGCGAGCAGCAGCAGGTTGCCGACCCCGGAGGCGATCGTCGACTTGCCGGCCTTACGCGGAACCTCGAACCAGACCGTCCGGGTCACCCGGACAACCTGGTCGACCTCCTCGTCGAAGCGCACCCAACCGAAGACCGGGGCGATGAACCAGACCACCTGCCACGAGTCCAGGCCCTGGCCCAGCTTCAGCGGCTTACCCGCCCAGCGGCCCTTCGTGTGCCGGAACGTCGCCAAGCCCTTCAGCGCCCGGCGGACCCGCTCCACATCGAAGTAGGCGCCCTCGGCCTCATCCGCCTGGAACGCGCACACCAACGGAGCGCGGTCGCGGGCGTCCTGGACCTGCTCCGGAGTGAGACCGACCTCGAGGAGCAGCTCGTACGGGACGGGGAGGGGTTGCTCAGTCGAATGGGTCTCCGTCGTCATCGTTGCCGCCCTCCGGCGCGGTCAGCCGGGTTCGGGCCGACGGCGACAGGCCGAGTTCGCCGATGTAGGCGCGCAGCTGGGTGCGGTACTGGCCGACGATGGTCGTCGCGCCGTTCTTCTGCCAGCCGCGCTCGCCCAACAGCAGCAGTCCCTCGCGGGACAGCGACCGCTCGCACTGGTCGATGCGGGCCACGCAGACGCAGTAGTCGTGCAGCAGGTTCGCGTCCACGTCCGTCAAGCCGGCCGACTTCGTCAGCACCGGGGCTACCCGCCGCCATTCGCGGCGAGCGACCTCGCGAGAGCGTCGATTGACCGCCTGGCCGTCCTTGTCGCGGACAGCCGGGAAAGTCTCCAGCCAGTCCGGCTCGACTAGCTCCGAGGGCGGCAGAACGACACCCGGCTCGACCGGTCGACGGCCGGGATTGCCTTCCCGGACGACCTGAAGGAAGGGTTTCGGGGCGGGACCTGAAGTACCCATGCCTCACCTCACCCAACGAGTGCCAGCTGCTCGCCGCCGCCGCGGTTGCCCCGGAGGTTGTTGCACTCCAAGTGGCTGATCCGGGCATTTGCGTACGTGTGCGCGCCACCCTGCGAGAGTGGCACCACGTGATCCAGGGAAGCGCTGCGACGATGCGGGTACGAAAGCTTGCGGTTTACCTTGCGGCGGCAAATGCCGCACTTCCAGCCGTCCCGCTCGCCCACGACGTCACGGTCGATGGGCTCGGCGTTGCCTGTTCGGGTCAATGCCCGCCGGAGCTGCGTCCGCTTCCGCAGGCGTGCGCGGCGCTTAGCCGGATCGCCGGCGTTCATCGCCTGACGGCCGTCAGCGCGGCTCTCGCGGTTGTAAAGCAGCTTGCCGTGCTTCTCGGAGCAGCAGCGTTGCCTCGCCGCCTTTGGCTGGAAGGCGGATCTGCACTCCGGTAGGGCGCAACGCTTGATGGGGAATGCTTCGGCAAGCTGCGCCCCACGGGCGACGTTTCCGCAGCGAGTGGAGCAGAACTTCTTCACCGCGCTGTACGTCTCGAACGGAGCGCCACACTGACCGCAGCTGCCTGACCGCCTCAGTGGTGCCCGCCCGGCGCAAGGAGGACACCGTTGCGGCACGGGACCTCGCGTACCCACAAGGACGTCAGCCCCGCAGCGACCACACGCGACGCTATCCGGGCGCTCTGCCTTTGACTGGACGGGCGAGCAAGCGTCACACCCTGACCGCTGCCGACCCGGGTGTGACTGCACTTCATGGCCACAGCGAGCGAGTCTGGTCTTCATAATTTCTCCCGGAGTGCGGAAGCCCCGAGCCGGGAGACTCGGGGCTTCCTACCTGCGGTAGCTACTCCGCAGGGTGACTGACTGTTACGTGCGCAGGCTCCGCGCAACTTGCCGGACCTGCGCCGGGATGCGTTGCTCTCCCCGGCGGTCCGTGACCTGGGGTTATGCGGGGCAATACCCCCGGTCCGAGTAGGCTATGACTCACGACCTAGGTCACTTAGCGTCACATGCTTACCGGTGTGCCGCTCGACCGCCGGCGGAGTCGTTGCACGTCTTGTGTGATGCGCCGAGGTATCCGGTGCGGTCATCGTTGTGGTCGAGTGCCCATTGCTGTCCGAGCAGGATGGGTCGCCTGCATCGGGCGCATGTCTCAAGCCCTGCTTCGACGCGTGGCCGCCATGCTGCACGCAGCCTGTCGTGCTGCCGGTCGTAGCCGCGGCTCTGCCTGGTCGCTCGCCTGATGGTGTGGTCGGGGCATGGCCTGAGGTTGGGGCAGGTGCGGTTGGCGCATGCGGTGCGGGGTGCGCTGGGCATGGTCACCACCTCGGGCTGGGGCAGCAGGGCAGGCCGCCGTCTTGACCCGCCCTGCTGCTTCCCCCTGCGCCACCTTGCGCCCTGTTCCCACAGGTCTGGGTACGACGAAGGCCCCCGCCTGAAACGGGGGCCTGGTCGTGGTCTTGGCTGCGGGCATACTTCGCCTCACGCAGATCCGCATTGCATCATGATCGTCGGAGGGTCGTCAAGCAGACGCGCCGCAGGTCACGGGCGGGGTGCTCCGATGCGGACGCCGTCGGCGGTGTAGCGGCATGCGTCGCACCAGGGCGGGTTCTTGTCCTTGTGCACGACGAACAGGTGCGGGCCGGGGCAGGCGGCGACGAGGAGTGCGTCGAGGCGGGTGCGTGCTTCGTGGATGATCTGGGCGGCCTGGTTGGCGGCTTCGTGGATGTCGGGCTGCGGCTGCGTCATGCGCGCGGCCCTCCGGCCCAGTGGATGTGGTCCGAGCCTCGGGCCCACGGGCTGGGAGTGCCCTCGTTGCGCCGTTGCACGTTCTCCAGCGCAATCTCTGCCTGCTTGGCCAGGACGATGACCTCCGCCTCCAGCGCAGCGACTTCCCCGTCCTCGTCGGCGGTCGGCACCCACATCAGCGGCTGCGATCCGGTGCATCCCTTGACGGCACACATGCTGTGCCCGCGGTGGAACCGGAACGTGTCGATGTGGCGCTGGGCCCAGTCGCGCTCGCTCATGCACTCATCCTCTCATCGATATCCGCAGCTCGTCGGGCTCGCTTGGCTTGATTCTCCGCGCGTCGGGCGGCGTCGGCTGCGGCGAGGTCGAGGACGTCGCCGACGTTGTAGAGCGGCCGGTTGTCGCGGTCGCGTCCGTGTTCGGTGAGCTGGCCGCGCTGGGCCCAGCTGCGGATGGTGTTGATGTTGACGCCGTAGGCCTTGCCGATCTCGGTGGCCCGGAAGGCGTGTGCGCGCACCTCGCCGTCGAGCCAGGCTTCCCGGTCCGCGGCTGCCACTTCGGCCTTGCAGGTGCGGCAGCGGCCGACTGAGCCGCCGCGCGGGGCGTAGATGTCCCCCTCGCAGATGGCGGTGACCACCATGGTTCCCGGCGCCCACTCGACCTCCGCCCCGCATGGCCCGAGGTACTTCTGCTCCCCTCGTCCTTCGACGAGGCCTCGCAGCCGCCGGGCGCACTGGTCGATCTCCGCGAAGGCAGCGACCGCGTACGGCTCGCCGTTGTCGGCGGTGGCATGCCGCAGCCACTCCAGCTGCGAGGTCAGGAACCGGGCGGCGGCAATGAGGGGATCGGTCATGAACGCGCCTGCTTGTTGTCGAAGAGCTTGTGACACGACCGGCACCGGGGCATGTAGTGCTCAACCTTGACGCTGTAGGCCAGCTCCCTTGTACCGATGGTCTCGGTCTTCTCATCGGGGTCGCGGTGGTCATACGACCACTCGGCGGCCGTTCCGCCGCAGTCAGCGCACTGGTGGTTGCTAGCCGCACCCCGGGCGCGACTGACGCGCTCGTGCGCTCCCATGTAGCGAACGTCATCACCGAGCCACGCCCAGCTCCGGCGGGTGATGCTGGGGTCCCCATTGTTCTTCCAGCGCCTCCAGTGCGCGCCGCAGTAGCCCCGGGCGGCGTGGGGGTTGCCGCACTTCTCCACCGTGCAGGTGCCTTTCGCTCGGCGCGGCACCACCCCAGTGGGGCTGCCGGTCCGAAGGAAGCGCTGATAGTGGGTGCCGCACCAGCCTTGCGCCTTGTTCAGCCTGTCGCAACCGTCGATCTTGCACGGCGGGCGTGGCGGGTACGTCCGGCCGCCAGGCACGCGGCGGGCGTCGTACTTGTGGGCGTTGTAGTGCTTCCGGCAGAGGCCGAGGCCGAAATGGACCTGGTCGCATTCGGTGACGGAGCACGTACGGGTAGCCTGCATCGCAAGCCCCTCCTCGCGTTGATCGAGTGAGTGGGTCAGGGGCCGTTCGGTGTTGAAGCACCGGGCGGCCCTGATCTCATTCTTCCAGGTCGCGAGCATGGTGTCGCCCTCCGGTGATGTTGATCCCGCGCGTCTTTGCGATGTCTCTGGCAAGGGTGGTCAGGATCGTCTGCACGGCGTCCACCACGTCAGTCGCGCCGTCGTTGAGGGGCGGCCGGGACCCGGGTTTGCCGCTGCTGCCGCCTGCGCCGCGGCGTACGAGGCCGGCGGCGACGAGGCGGGCGTCGGGTGTCAGTTCGACGATCGCGGCCAGCGCGGCGGCGGCCCGGGACGAGCACCCCTGGCACGCGTAGCCGTCGGGGGTGGGCCGCTTGGTGCAGACGGCGCAAAGGGTGCTCGTCATGCCGATGCCCACTTCTCGCGGCGGACGATGGAGCTGACCTGAGACTGTGAAATGCCAAACCTTCGGGCAACGCGTCGCTGAGTCCATCCCGACGCGCACAGGTGTCGGATAGTGGCAACGGCGGCGACGGTCAGTTTGCGGCCGCCACTGCGCTCACCTGCTGCGGTACGGCCTTTCAGTTTGGCATCGGACATGTTGTCAGCATGGGTGCCGAGCATCAGGTGACTGGGGTTCGTGCACGGCGGGTTGTCGCAGCGATGCAGGACGTGGAGCCCGCGGGGGATCGCACCGAAGGTGAGCTCGTACGAAACGCGGTGCGCGTACCTTCTGGCCGCGTGGCCATACCCGTGCTCGTTGGTGTATCCGGTCCATCCCCAGCACTCAGCGCCTCGAATGACGAACCGCTCGAACTTCTCAGAGAGGGTGCCCGTGCAGTGCCAGCGGTCGTCCGTTGAGCCGTGACGAGCGACTCGACTCCTGTGCTTCGGGCAGAGCTTGCCGGGGCTTTTCTTGGTGCAACCTTCAACATCACAGACGCGTCTCATGCGCGCACCCATCCCAGGCGCTTCAGCTCGTCGGCGGTTACGCCGGCGGACAGGACGTGCACGACGGGCCGTTCGGGCAGGGGCACCTTCCAGAGGCCGAGGTACGGGGTGTCGGCGGGGACGTCGGGGAGCTCGGCGCGGGCGTCGGCTTCGGTGGGGTGTTCGGCGGCGAGGCAGTAGTGCACGGTGGCGGCACGTTTCATGCGGTCCCCCTGTCGATGGTGCGGTGGATGCGTTCGGCGCAGGCGTAGGCGACGGTTTCGGCGACGTGTCCGTCGTGGTGGATCTTGACGAGGGCGCGACCGCCGGCGTGGGTCTGGTAGGTGATGCGCTCACCGTGCCAGGTGTCTTCGACCACGGTTCCGGCGATGAGGTACCGGACGGTGACGGTTTCCCTCACGGCTTCTCCTGGGTGGCGTGGACGGCGGTGATCTGGTCGTGGAGGCGCCGCATGATGTGGCCGGGCGGGGTGCGGTCCCGGAGGGCTTTGGTGCCGGCGAGGACGAGGCGGGTGCGGATGCACCGGTCGCATTCGGTGCGGACGGCGCCGAGGGCGCCCTGGGCGACGGCGAGGGCGACGGCGTGGGTGGTGTTGCGGGCGCCGAGCCGTTCCCGCCAGATCCGCAGGTGGTACTTGATCATGTCCTCGGTGATGCCTGCCCGTTCGGCGGTCTCGCGCATGCTGTAGCCGGCGGCGATGTCGCGGAGGACGTCGACGCTGGGGACGTTCACGGCCCCTCCTTGGCGAGTTCGTCGTTGAGCAGGATGGCGAACCGGGTGGGGTGTTCGGCGGCGAGGCGGGTGAGGGCCCGTTCCCGGGCGCCGCGGTTGACCTTCTCGCGGCGCTGGACCTCGGGCCGGGACCGGTACTGGCGCATGTAGGCGGCGGCGGCGTCACGGCACGGCTGGCAGTAGGGGGTGCCTGCTGCGCGGTGCGCGTCGTAGCCCTGGGTGGTGCCGCAGCGGCTCATGGTGTCTCCTCGGCGAGGGTGAGGGCGGCGAGCTCTTCGGCGAGCAGCTGGTCGTAGCGCTGGGGGTTTTCGGCGACGAGGCGGCTGCGGGCGCGCTGGCGTGCTTTGGCTTTGCGGCTGTCGCGGTCTCTGACCTGCGGGCGCTGGCGGTATTCGTGGTGGTAGCGGTTGCGGGCGTCGAGGCAGGCGCGGTCGATGGGGCCATCTTCGGTGAGGTGGCGCTGGTATCCGGCGTAGGTGCCGCAGGGGGCGGCGCTCACCAGCACACCTCCGGGTCGTCCGGGTCGTGGACCCAGCCGAGTTCCCACGCGCCGAACTGCTCGCCGATGACGATCACGAGGCTGACGACGACCAGGGCAAGCAGCAGGATCGCCGCGGCGCTGACCAGCCACAGCGTGATCCTGAAAAGCCACAGCAGCGTCATGACGGCTCCTTCCGGGGGATGAGGGCCAGGTCGTAGCCGAGGGCGGCGAGGTGTTCGACGAGGGCGGCGGCGGGCAGCGCGGATCCGTGGAGCTCGCGGTTGCAGACGCCTTTGCGGGTGATGTGGGTTCGGGCGCCCACCTCGTCGAGGGTGAGCCCGGCGTCGTGGCGGAGGCGGCGC